TCATGAAAGGAGAGAAACATGTATAAAAAAACGTTAACTTATACCGACTTTAACGGTGTTGAAAGAACTGAAGATTTTTATTTTAACTTTACGAAGGCTGAACTTATGGATATGCAATTTTCTAAAGACGGTGGTCTTTTAGAGACAATTAAAAAGATCATTAATGCAAAGGACACAAATGCTTTAATAGCATTATTCAAAGAAACAGTAATTAAAGCATATGGTGTAAAAAGTGAGGATGGCCGTCGTTTTATTAAGAATGACCAGATTCGTGAAGATTTTATGGCGACAGAAGCTTATTCTGATATTTATCTTGAATTAGCAACAGATTCAGATGCTGCGGCTGACTTTATTAATAAAGTATTACCAGCTGGTTTAGCAGAACAAGCAAATGAGATGATTGCCAAAGGTGAGGTTGACGAAGAAACTAAGCAGCTTTTAAGTAAGATTAATTCTTAACGGCTATGTATAAATTAATCATTCCAAAAGGGGAATGGTTTGACGAGCAAAAGCAGGAATTCATTAATATTGATCATGAGATCCAGCTTTCGCTAGAACACTCTTTAGTTTCTTTGTCAAAGTGGGAATCCAAATGGAAGAAGCCATATCTTTCATTGGAAGAAAAAACAAAAGAAGAAAAAATAGACTATGTTCGATGCATGACGTTAACGCAGAACGTAGATCCGATGATATATTATTGCATTCCTCCGATTGAAATTGCTAAGATCGATGCTTATATCAACGATCCAATGACAGCAACAACTTTTAATAATAGCGAAGGATCTAAGGGCAAAGGGAATGAAATAATTACTGCAGAAATTATTTATTATTGGATGACGTGTTATAACATTCCATTTGAATGTCAAAAATGGCATTTAGGAAGATTGATGACATTAATTAGAGTTTGTGCAGTAAAGAATGCTCCTGCTAAGAAGATGAGCCAAAGCGATATTTATAATCGTAATCGAGCTTTGAATCAAGCAAGAAGAGCCAAATACCATAGTAAAGGTTAATTAACAGGAGTGGTGAGATGTTTAAAGTCACATCAAATGGCAAGTTTTCAAAAGCAAAAGATTATTTAGCAAAATTACAAAAGCCAATTAATATTTCAACTCTTGAAAAATATGGCGATGAAGGTGTTTTAGCTTTGATGGAAGCCACTCCTGTTGATACAGGATTAACTAGAGCATCCTGGTATTATAGAATAATCGAAGAAGATGGAAGAATCAAAATAGAGTTCTGTAACTCTCATATTGAGCAAGAAGTCCCTATTGCTATTATTCTACAGTACGGCCATGGCACAGGAACTGGTGGATGGGTTGAAGGAAGAGACTATATTAATCCAGCCATAGGTCCAGTTTTTGATAGACTTACTGATCAAGCATGGAAGGAGATAGGTGAATGAGCAGAACTATAGATGAACGCGTTGTAACTCTACGTTTTGACAATGCCGAATTTGAACGTAATGTAAAAACTTCCATGTCTTCTTTAAATAAGCTGGAACAAAGTTTAAAGTTCAAAGATGCAGATGAAGGATTTAAGCGAGTAAATGATGCGGCGGAAAAGACAGATCTTAATCCGTTGATAAAAGCACAAGTAACTGTTACTGAAGGATTTTCAGCACTCGAAAAAGTTGCAATAAACGTACTAAGCAGTATCGCGATTAGAGCAGAACAAGCTGGAGAACGGTTGGTTCATGCGCTAACTATGGAGCAGGTTGGAGAAGGCTGGAATAAATATAATCAAAAAATAGAATCAGTTCAGACTCTTGTAAACTCAACTGGAAAATCAATTGATGAAATTAACGGATATTTAGATAAACTAATGTGGTTCTCAGATGAAACCTCATATGGTTTTACTGATATGACAAAGTCTTTAGCGCAGTTAACATCGTCTGGTGGTAAGGTTGAAAACCTTATGCCGATGATTATGGGTATCGCGAACGCAACCGCATTTGCTGGTAAAAGTACACAAGAATTCTCAAGAGCAATCTATAACTTGAACCAGTCTTATGGTGCTGGTTCATTAAAATATATGGACTGGAAGTCCTTGGAATTGGCAGGTGTTGCTTCCAAAGATTTAAAACAGTCTTTTATTGAAACAGCAATTGAATTAGGTAAACTTGATGAATTTGGACGTACTACAAAAGGTACATTAGTAGAATTAGGAAACTTTGGCGAAACATTAAAAGAAGGTTGGGCCGACACTTCTGTCATGGAAGCGACTTTCGGTAAATTTTATCAATATACAGAAAAAGCTTATCAGATGATTCAAGAAGGCCAGGCAGAAAATGCTTCTGATGCTTATGCCAAGTTATCGAAGATTTATGATGATATTTATATAAAAGCTGCTAGATCTGCTCAGGAAGCAAAAACTTTCGGAGAAGCAATCGCTGCAACAAAAGATGCTGTCTCAACTAAATGGTTGAAATCGTTCGACTTGATATTTGGTAACTATGATGTTGCAAAAGAGACGTGGACAAATTTAGCAAATGACCTTTGGGATATTTTTGCATCTGGAGGCGATATTCGAAATGATGTCTTATCCAGTGCCTTTACTGATGATTATACGCAATTAAGAAGCTTGTTTACAAGGGCAGGAGCAGATTTTGAAGGTTTTAATAGTGAATTTGAAAAATATCTCGAAGATGCTGGATTTGATGTAAAAGCATTGATTAAAGAATACGGTTCGTTAAGCAATGCAATCGGCCATAATGCTGATATTATGCAAATTGAGTCTGAACAATACAACAATTTAGGTGGTGTACTTAAGAGGTATATTAGTTTTACAAAACTCAATTTATCAGAATATGTCAGTAGTACAAAGGATGTTGAGAAAGTCACAAAACATTTACAAACATTGTTCGATAATGTGTGGCTTGGAACGTATGGTAATGGTTTAGAGCGTGTAAATAAGCTAAAAGAGGCTAACATTGATTATGCGACTACGCAAGAGTTAATCAATAAATTGGCAAAAGAAGGTCACCGAGCTGGCTATAAACTTTTAGCAGAAGATGTTGAGCATTTAACTGATGCTGAGCTCAAAAACATGGGTATTACTCGTGAGCAGGCATACGTTTTATCAGAAGCATTAAATGAGGTATCAGAAGAATCTGCGGAAGCGCAAAAAGATCTGGAAAAGCTTCTTACAAAAATGGGAAGGCGTTCTGGTCAAAATCTTCTTTCAAAAACGATTGGAAATATTACAGGAAGTTTGATTGCTCTTCAGGAAGCAGCAAGAGAAGCATGGGCTGAAGTTTTTGCCGATGTTGATTTTGGAGATATTTTATACGGTGTATTAGAAAAAATAGAAGGATTCACTGCGAAAATTAAAGAAACGATTCAAGAATCTACATTTTTACGTGGTGTTTTAGAAGTTGTTTTTTCAGCATTGAAAATACTTGGAAAAGGTTTCTCGTTAGTTAAAGAAGTTATCGGTCAAATAATTGAAGGAGGACTTAAGGTCTTATCCAGATTATTTGGTGATCTTGAAATAGATATTGGAGATTTTACAGATGGAATCGGCAATGCTTTAGATAAAGCAATAGAATGGATGAAGACAAATCAGCCAATCGTTAGCTTGATAGAACAAGCTACAGATGGTATTGCTAAGGTCTTTGCGAATATTGATAAATGGGTCAAATCTATTCAAGGAACAAAAGAAGTTTCCGAAACATTGTCTGGCATGCAGACCACATTATCTGGATTTATGGGTAAGGATTTTGGTATCACATCCATAAAGAATGCATACAGTGGTCTGGTAGAAGAAATAGAAAAGAATCCAGCAGACCCATTTAAAGTTATTGGCGATAATATTGGAAAATTTTTCGGTAATTTTGGATCGCGGTTTGTACAATTTAGTGAATCGATTAAGACTGGCTTTGACAAAACAGTTGAAAGCATGAAAATGTCAGAAGATGACATTGCTAAGTTTACTGATACATTTGGAAAAGTATTAGAGATGATGCTTGGCATCGGTACTGGTGCAATATTCATGAGCATCGGAACTAAATTCGCAAATGCGCTGGAAAGTCTAGCCTCTCCATTTAAATCAATGGGCCAATTGATTAACTCGGTTCGAGGAACCTTTAATTCTATCACTGGATATTTTACAGCAAAAAAAGCTAATATTTGGGTTGATAATATTGTTAAGATTTCAATTGCTGTTGGTATTTTAGCAGCCGCTTTATATGCGTTATCAGTTGTTGGCAAATCTAATGATGTTTGGAATGCTATACTCCAGATCGGCGCTTTAATGATTGTTATAGGCTCGGTTGCGTTTATAACTGCTGCATTATCAACAATAAATGAAGGTGCTGCTAAAAAAGCCCAGGTCAATATGCTTCATTTGGCAGCTGTAATTGGAACAATTGCTGTGTCTATATGGATTATTTCCGATGCTATACAAAAGCTTGATGGAATGGAACATGTTTGGAGAAGCTTCTTTGTAATTGTTGGATTAATGGCAGCACTTATCGCTGCTTTTTCTTTGGTGCGCAAACCAGCCGGAACGGTAACAGCGATTCTTGATATGGTCGGTATTGCTTTAGCGATTAAAATGCTTGTTAACGCATTGAGCGATCTGGATAATATCGAGTTTAAAAATCCTGCAAGTATATTTTGGGGATTTGTCGGAATTATTGGAGCGATGGTGGCTGTATCATGGGCACTTAAAGGCGTTAATAAAACTTCTTCACTAGTTTTAATAGCAATGTCCGCTTCTTTAAATTGGATAGTTGAAATACTTGATAAAGTTGCGAGTATGGATTCTGCAAAGTATTGGACCGGCCTTGCTCGATTAGCACCAATTTTGGTTGCTATGATTGGGATTATATATCTGCTTGGTAAAGTTCCAGAGAAGTCAATTATTGGGGCAGCTACTTATTTGGTTGGAACGGCGATTGCTGTTGGTATGATTGCCGGTTCAATTGAAAAATTAGGAAAAATAAAGACTGATCAATTAATAAAAGGTGGTGCCGCAGCTGTTATTTTATTTGCAGTTATTGGCGCTATCGGAGCTGGCATATCAAGACTCGCAATGGTCGATAAGGCTTCGATTCGATCAGCGGTTGGTTCTGCTATTGTCATTGTCACGTTGGCAGCATCTTTATATCTTATTGCTGGAGCAATAATGATATTTAAGAATCTTGATAAAGATGGTCTTTGGAGAGCGGTTGGAGTTGTTTCAACAGTTCTCGGTACCATTGGTGTTGTCATGTTCTTAATTGGTAAAAGTGGTATGTTTGCACAAGGAGCGCAAGCATACGCAGCCGTGTCTGCATTAACTAAGATTGCACTGATAATTGGCGTTTTAGCAGTTTCTTTGGCAGCTTTGTCATTCATTCCAACGAAGCAACTAGTGGTAGCCGGTGCTGCATTGATTTTAGTAATTGGATCATTAGCGTTGTTAACGGCTATGGCAAAAGGATTTGATGCAAAAGCGGTTTTAGCAACATTTGCGTCAATGACGATTATTTTAGCCGCGGTTACAGCCGCTTTGATTATTCTTGTTAATATACCTAATATCGATAAAGCATTAGCGGTTGCTGAGGCTTTATCACTAGTCTTAGTAGCTTTAGGTGCGGCATTCCTTCTTGGTGGAGCTGCAGCAAAACTTATTTCATCGGTTAAGATCATTGAAGGACTTGGCCCAATATTAATTAAAATAGTTGCTGTCATTGCTGTTTTGGCGGCTGTTATTGAAGCTATTGACTATTTCTTCCCTGGATCAACCGATGCGCTTTTGGCTGGTTTGGAAAAATTAGGTGCAATTATTATAAAAATTGGAGAGATAGCAGGCTTACTTGTTGGTGAAACATTGGGAGCTATTTTAACAGGGTTCTCAGATCAGCTTGCTGTTTCTGGTGAAAATTTAAGTAAATTTGCAACCGCAATTGATAGTTTTGTAAATCTTGTTGTTCCAGAGTCTTTCGATCATACTCTTTCAAGTATAGTTTCATTATTCAAAGATCTTGCACCACAGTATAGTAACATTATGAAGCTAGCAAGTCTTGCTGGAAATACAAATTTATTATCAACATTCTTTAATGGATTTGGAGCTGCAATGGCGGTCCTTTCTAATAAAATGGATGATGTTGATACTAAAAAGATTCAAGCGGCTGCCGATGCTGGAACGATGTTTGCAAAATTAAACGATTCTCTCGGTAGTGACAATTTAACCTCATTCTTTTTGGGCAAACAGACATTTGCTGGCTTTAAAGAAAATCTCTTGAAATTCGGAGATGGGCTTGTTGCATTTTCGACTAAAATGCTCGATTTTAAGAACGGATATGTCTTATCTGCTTTGCCAACAATAGAGCGTTTAATCAATCTTGAAGGAACTCTTCAAAATAGTTGGAGTTTACTTGGTTGGTTAGCTGGTGGAGATAATGGCAATAAATCTTTAGGCGATTTTGGAAGAAGAGCACAAGAATTTGGTGCTGGCTTAGCAAACTTTTCAACAGCGCTTAAAGATTTCGATCCGAGCGTAGTAGGCATCGCTGAAGATGCAGCAAAGACATTGACTACTTTAGAAAGTGGGCTTGTTAGTTCTTGGAATGTAGCTGGTTGGCTTGGATTTGGCGATAATAGTAATCAATCTCTTGGCGACTTTGGAAGTCGAGTAGCTGCATTTGCCGATGGTTTAGTAGAAGGATTAAATGCGCTTGCTGAATTGGGAACAGTTGTTGAGCAAACAAAACCTGATGGCTTTGTGGGACCTATGCAATCCACAACTTTATTTGATAAAGCCAGTGAAAATATCGATTGGCTAGTAGAAGTTGGTGGAAAATTAGCTGGATTAGAAACAAGTCTTGGCGATTCAGCTTCACTAGTTGGAGCGACAAGCAATCTTACGGCTTTTGGAACTGGCATTGGGCAACTTAGCTTAGGCATCTCCGATTTTGCAAACAACTTCCCACAATCCGTTCCGAATCCTGATTCTGTAGACGATGCTATTGATATTTTGCAGAAGATTGTAGATTTTTCAAATGCATCGGGTTTAACTTCGGAGACCGGAACAATGGTCGGATCGTTGGGAACCGGAATTGTCAACATGGTCACAGCAGCAAAAGATGCAATTAATATGTTATTCGCAGAAGATGGAACTACTGATGAAGAAGGAAATTCCGTTGGTGGTGGTCTACTTTCCTCCATATCCGAAAAAATCATTGGCATGTTCTCAAATGAAGAACTTATTGAGCAAATTAAAGCTGGCGCTATAGAAGTTGGTGTCGCATATCTTACGACTTTAGCAGATGTATTTACTGATTCTGACGCAACGAAAAAGTTGAATAAACAAGCTGGAATAACAGCAACCAATCTCGTTAATCAGTTTAAAGAAACAAGCCATGAGGGCCATAAAATGACTTACCAAGGAATCTTCACAAACATTGGCAAGAATTATATTCAGGGTCTTATTGATGGAATGACAGAAATGGAAGGCCTTTTGTATGATAAAGCGCGTTCAATTGCTGATAATGTCGCGGGAATATTTGCATCTGTATGGCAAGAGCATTCTCCATCTAGAGTAGCTTTTGGATTAGGTAGCTTCTTTACACAAGGTTTGGCAGAGGGTATTGATGATTTGTCAGGCATGGCCGTTGATAATGCCTGGAATATGGCAACTTCTGTAAGAAATGCAGTTATCGATGCGATGGTTATCTCAGACCAGATGCTTGAAAATTCATTAGATCCTGTTATTTCACCAGTTCTTGATACAGCAAATGTCATCAATGGAGCGAATATGATAAGCGGATTACTTTCGTCAGGAGCTTATTACAATGCAGCGATGTCTGTTGAAGGAGTTCGTAATTCTAGTTTATTAGATTCTCAAAATGGTGGAACAAAGGGTGCTTTAATCTCGATGAATAATACTTTTGAGATTAATACAGCTAATGATATTAATGATCCGGCTGTTATTGAGGACATGGCTAGGAAATTATATAACCGAATTAATATACTTTTAGGCAACTCAATTTAAGGAAGGAGGACTCATATGGCTACATATAGAAAATTCTGGCTGGTGAATTCACTTGGCGAGAAATACTATTTGACCGATGAAAAGAAATCGAAAACTTTCTTAAATACTCCTTCTGGTTTTGGTTTCAAAGCGAATTACAAGACCAGAAAAATTAATAATTCTGAGCTTTTGATAACAGAGGGCTTAGATATGGTTGATATTTCGGGGGAACTCGTCTTTTATGGCGATTCCCCTAATATTATTTATGAGGATTATCAGAAGTTTATTAGCTTTATAAGATTTAAACCTTTAGAATTCCATTATTTGACACCAAACTTTGTCGATGATGAGCGATATAGTTTTTATGCTAACGTTATCATTAGTCAAGTGTCAAAAGGCGAAATGTCGCAAAATGGCGTTCTATCAGTCCAAATAAACATACATAGATTATCCCAATGGCTTGATTCATCCGAGCATGTTTATACGCTGTCAAACAGTATGCAGCTTGAAGAAGCAGCTCCACCGTATGATGCAACAAAAACATATGGTATTGGCGACCGGGTTCAAAGAACCATAATTCATAATGGCGACGAGATTAAGAAAACATTCAAATGTATCGCACAGATCGATACACCAGAAGAGTACAACGACACTCATTGGGAGATGATTCAGTATGGTAAAAACTATCCTTTGATGCGGCCATATTATTATCTAAGCGATAACTTTGGTTCTGGATTGGAAATAAATAATACAGGAACAGACGATGTTGGATTTGTATTTACCGTCAATGGTGTAATTGAAAATCCGATGTTTAGTTTATACCAAAATAACGTCCTTTATGGCTTATGCGCTTTAAAAGGGACATATAGCCATGTCATTGTCGATAGTGTCGATGGAGAAACTTATATTTATCTCGAAGATGAAGATGGAATTGTTATATCAAATCCAGAACAGCGTCAGGCGTTTGATGTTCGTGATGGAATAGCCAATTTTACTTGGTGCCGTTTGAATGTCGGTAAATCAATATTTGTATTATCGGCTGGTAATCTTGAAGAATTCGCCGGAACCGTGGAGGTGGCATTCAAGAATAGCTACTTCTCTGTCTAAGAGGTGAGAACCTATGATATGGAATGTATATATTACCGTAATTGGTAATGGAACACTTACGTATACAAGGCATCAACCAGATGGATCTAGTCCAGAATCTGATGAATACATGGAGAACTGGATAGACTTTGTTGCGACTCCAAATGAGCATCATCATTTAGTCAAAATGGAGTTCTATCCGGTTAATGCTTTCTTAGTGAGTGACTCTTTTGGGACACCAATTATAGCTGAAGATTCTGGAAAATTTATTGTTGATCAAGACAGAATTGAAATTACAGAATCAACATATTCATTGCATGCCGATCAAGATGTTTATGTAACTGGATATTTTGAAGAAGATCCAAAATATCATCTTGAGGCAATCACAGATACTCCGCATACAAGTGTTTATGTGTCTAATAATGATCAATATGAGCCATTTGAGACATCTGTTTGGGCAAGACCGTTTCCGAACTATAACTTTTATATGTGGTCAGACGGTTCTACGGAAAATCCAAGAGGAATTACTGTTAATCAATACCATACAACTCTTGTAGCTTCTTATAGAAAAGCTCCGAGTACAGAGGGTATTTTCCAATATAGTTGTTTCATTAAAGATCAAACAGCGCTTAGAGATCTTCCAAAAGCATTTGTCAGAGTAAAAACATTCGAAATTTCTGTCGACTTGATGACTACAGCGAACAGTACTTTTAATGTTTATGATCTTCCGGATAATGTCGAAGCAGGGGATGTTCTTGTTTTGTATGATCCAAAAGGCACATTTCTCTATAATGGTGTGATTAAGTCGATAGAAGTAGTTAATGAATTGTCCAGAGAAAAAAGAATTATTTGTTCACAAATGCAATCTTTTTATAAAGGACAATGGATTTACGAAAAAGGTGAAAACTTACCAGATTCTTATGACAATAGCTGGTTCTTTGAGAAATACGATAAAATCGAAAGCACCTATCCACATATTGATGATATTGATGCGTTATCTCCGGTTTCAACCAGCACATATACTGATGGGTCAACTGCAGCAATAAATATTGGCGATAATTACACAGCCAGGGCAACGACTTATATCTGGTGTAAGAAGCCAACGATCGTTCATGCAACGTTTATTACGCAAGATAATGGATCCATCTATATTAACGATATAAATTATGGGGATCTTGATTCTGGCCAAGGAACTATGGTTGATATGCAGCTTGTTAAAGGGATGAATAAGATCAACGTTCTTTATACAGAAGGGACCGGATCTGATGGCTGGGATATGTATTTAAATTACATGTCATTCAAACCATACGATGCAACAAAAACTTATACAGTTGGAACTTATGTCGGATATTCAGAAGCTATTTATGTATGCAAAACAGCAATAACAACTCCTGAAAAATGGACGGCTTCTCACTGGACGAAAGTTACAGACAAGTTAAGAATTACGATGTTGGATGATGTCCTTGGTTTAAATTCGACAAAACCAGCAGATACCGCTGTCATTCTTGAGCAAAATATTAAGAACATTGTTGATTTTTATGCAGCTGGTAATATCGTCGGTAGCGATTACACAGATCCGCTTATTGCACAACGTCTATCTGGTATAACGGTCAATTATATAGCAAATCATACCGGAATAAACCTTCCGACTTATGATGTTGGAGAGACGATGGACTTTGAAGAGTTTATCTATTATCTCTATGAAAAATACGGAATTATATTTGAGTTTTATATCGATATTGCAGATGCCAATACCGTTACAATTCGTGTGCCGGATTATGAGATGATTAATGTTGGCAATAACATGTACGCTATTGCTAATATAAACCCGATTACTACAACGGAAGAGACAAACCGATTAATTATATTTGCCGGAGATGAGGTTACTTATCGAGCAACATGGGTAGCAACAGATTCAGGAACTTTTGAAGCAACTGCTGCTGATATTGTCAGAATGACATCAACAAATACAGAAATTGTATTTAGTGACGACCCAATTGCGGACTTGGTTGCAAACTATCTCCCTAAGCAGATGTATAATCATCAGATCAGTTTTACATTAGTTTTAAAAAACTTTGTCTATGATTTCGATCAGTTTAATCTTGGTGCGTCATTAGGAATTTATACAACAAACGATTATTATGAATCGGTTTTAACTGGCTATGAGATAAAAAAAGCAGAGAATGTAAATATTGAAACTGTCGATTTTATTTGCGGTAAAGTTAGAACAAAACTAACACAGTTATTAACATTAAAAAAGATCTAGGAGGACTGATATTTATGCTAGATGAAAGAAAATGGCTTCAATATGGTCGTCCTAGATCTATTGAAGATATTCGAGGAATTACAATTTATGAAATTAACGGAATTAAAAAGACAATCGAAGATTATGAGAATTATTACAACAACGAATCAAAGCAAAATACCTGTTTTCACTATATTGTAGATAATAAGACCATTACCCAGCTCATGCCTGATGAGTACATGGTGAATCATACTGGAAAGTATAATGGCGCTGGCGACAAATTTACAATAGCCATAGCGATATGCACAAGTCTTAGTAATACAGTATTTAATGAATCTGTAAATACAGCCATTGGCTTGATCAATAGTTTACTCGAGACCTATTCGATCAGTAAGGTCAATGTGTTTTTTCATAGGGATTTTAACATTCATGTTTATGATCCAAGAAGACTTCTAGATGAATTCGAAACATCTAGAAATTTTGTTTATAGAAAACTGTAAGGAGGTTTTATTATGGCAATTCAAACGCTTTACGATAATGGCGAAGATTATCAGATCGAATCAAAATATGATGGCGCAGTATATGCTGTAGCAACTCCTGATTGTATTTGCGCGAGCGTCGGTGACGAATTTACATTACATTATTCGTCTTCAAATTTATCAGCATATTTCGAAGCAGGAAGCCAGGCCGTTATTGGTGGAGGTTTTTTCAAAATAACAAGTAGAACGACTATTGATATTACTGCGAATGCTACATATTACATAGTTGCTAGAATTGATTTAACTAAACCAAACGGCCAAAGAGGTTTATTTGAATCTATTACAAATTTAAGTAATGCGCAAAGCGATAATTTGAATGGTAACGGATCAAAACGTGATCTTGTCTTATATAAGATTACGTCTGGTGCAAGTGGTATATCATCTGTTGAAGATTTACGAGTCATTCGTGGTTCTGGTTCAACTTCTGTTGGCGGTATTAATTTACGAATGAATACAGATCCTGTAGCGCCGTTATTGAAAGTATCTAAGGATTTAACGAGTGTTGAAGGTAAAGTTGAAATTAATTTTAAAGTTATTAGCGAATCATCATATAACGCTTTATCATCCAAAGATTCGAAAACTCTTTACTTTGTTCCGGAGAGTTAATTATGCCATTATTCTGGGGAGAGAAAGAGATCGACCAAGTATTTTGGGGTGATAAAGAGATCTCACAGATTTATTGGGGAGATAAAGAAATTTGGACGAATGGCAAGATCATTAAATTGCCGTCAGGAACTAGTTGGGATGTCAAACAATATACTTCAAAATATAAAGAACTAACTGTAGATAATTTTTATTATTTATCAATGGATGATGTTAAAGGCGTTAGCCATAGCCTTACTAATGCCGGAGAAGAAACTGGTTATGTTACTATATGGGGATGGTTAAATAAGAGTTACGATGCAAATACAGGGACCTTCAGTTCCGTGCATTATGCATCTGGAGATAACGTTAAAAATGCTAATGTTGCTCCTGTTATTGTTTTGGATTCAAGTAAATTAATTGATTTGGGTTCAGCAAAAACATTTGATATAAAAACAAGATTTCCGGATAAATATAGCACGTTTACAGTTGATAATTTTATATTTCCGCAAAAAGCAGTAAGCACATATCTTTATCATCATTTCAGAGGTTATCCTGGTACATGGACTGTAAGCTACAATCATACTATAGAGAAGTCATATGACCAAAGTACTGGAATTTTAACATTGTTGAAACGTCAAAAGGCCGATTCTAATGTTGATGCAGATGATTATAACGATACATATGCGATGCATGCTTATTTGCTGTTGAAAGCACCAAAATGAAATACGAAGTTGTAACAGATCGAAACGGATATGTAGTATTTATCCGTCATACAGGTTCAAAACTTGATTTTGTTGAGTTAGATTTAAGCAAATACGACTTTAGTAACGGCAGAATGGCAGCATATAAGCTTGGTAAAGACGAGCTTGTATTCGATGAATCAAAATGGAGCGAAATGGCCGCTTCTTCGATAAAGAAAGATACTGAAAAAGAGATTTCTTTATTAAAGCAAAGACTAATTGATACCGATTATATTGCGTCTAAATGGCTGGAAGAGATTATCGCTTTAGATAATCCTTTAACATGGATCAGGGATGTTATAGCTATAAACATCAAGTATTCAAAAGAATATAAAGATACGATCAGAAAGCGTAAAACTTGGAGAGATCGTATTAGAGAACTAGGAGGATAATTCATGAGTGATAAACGAATTACTGAATTAGAATTACTTACAGAATTATCTGGTGATTATTATTTAGTTGTCGATGATGGTATAAAATCTAGAAAATATAATGTTACACCGTTTGTTCAAAGTCTTAATAAACTAGCGAATGTTGAAACTGGGGCGCAAGTAAATAGAAGCTGGTTCGGTGTATCAACAGATCTTCCGAACGAAGTATATGATGAAATATTTGACGGTTATAAGTTTAATGTCACAACAACCGACAGCAGTTTTAACTCGTTTAGAAATGGCGACCGTTTTGCAATTTTATTTGAAAATGGTGTTCCATCAGACCGCAATGCATATATTTCTGTAGACGGAACAGGATATAAATTATTTGAACAGCTTCCGGATGCATCAATGCCGAATGACAAATTGAGCCCGTATCTCGTGCATCCAGGAACAATTGCAACGTTTATTTATTCAAATGGTGTTTTTGTAAGAGAAAATGGTACAGCTTACTACCATGCTACATCTGGTTCAGACGGTTTAATGTCTGCTGCAGATAAACGAAAACTTGATGGTATCATCATCGATGCTGTGCTTGACAATACATCAACAAATCCTGTTCAAAATAGTGTAATCACAAATGAAATTGATTCGATCGCTTCTCGTGTGAGCACCACCGAGCAAACTGTAACAGATCTAAATCTTTCATTAAATCAATACGTAAATAATGGCTACGTCGAAGATGGCGTAGCTTATTTTATGCATGATGACGAACAGCTTTTCCAGATCACCGGTATTGGCGGTGGAGGAGGTGGCGGTGGCGGTGATGGTGGCAATAATGCCATCTTGACTGTCACAAACACTACAGGATGGATCAGCAAAACTGT